CTGTTGTTGAAGAAGAAGCAATGACAGAAGAGATTGCACTAGAGACAGTAGTAGAAGAGGAAGTAATAGAGGAGACACCTGCCACAGAAGAGATGGCTATTGATCCTGCTGCTGATGCTGAAGCTATCCTAGCTATAGTTCAACCTGTAATTGATGAGCAAATCAATGCTATTATAGCAATGATAGCTGATTTAAGAAATCACATGGAGGAAGTAATGTCTGAAGGTGAGGAAGTAGTAGAAGTAGAAGCTACTAAATTATCACAGCATGATAAGTTCAGCATGGTAAGTAAATTTTTAAACAATAATAACTAAATAAAAAACAAAAAAAATGAGTAGAAAATTAAAATTTGACTTGGACATTGATGCATCTGCATTATTACAAGCTAACAGCGAAGCATTCTATAGCCGAGCTTATTTGAATGAGGAAGTAGTAGACAACTATCGTACACTACCAGGTGTTAAATTTAAGACTAAGATTTCTAATGTGGTCTTTGGACAAGTTTTACAAGCAGAGAATTGCGGATGGAACGCTTCAACTGATGAGCTTGCATCTGTAGAGATTGATGTATGTGGATTATCAGCTATGGCAGAGATTTGTCAATTTGACCTAGAGCAGTCTTTTGTATCATTACAAATGACTAAAGGATCTAATGGTGATTTCACTGTTGCATCTTTCATGGATTACTATTGGAATGAGATGTCTAAGACAATCGCTGAGAACATTGAGAAATTACGTTGGTCAGGTGATACTGCATCAGGTACTGCTGCTTTAGCTTTATGTGATGGATATAAGAAGTCACTAGTAGCTGATGCTGCTAATGTAATTGAAGTAGGTGGAGCTACACCTCCAGCTGTTAATGCAGGAAATGTACTTGCTACATTGGCTACAGTTTATGCTGCTATCCCTCCTGCTGTAATTGCTAATCAAGAAGAGTTACGAATCTATGTATCTTCTCCTGTAGCTACTGCTTATCGTGCTGCTGTTGCTGCATCTAACACTCAAGCTAACTTGACTCAAGCATTAGATTTTTCTTATCTTGGAATTAAGATGGTATTATGTCCTGGAATGCTTAGTAAGTCTACTATCGTGGCTTCACCTCGCTCAAATTTTCTTTATGCATTTGATGCTGAAGGTGATGGTAAAGCATTACGAGCTATCAACTTAGCTGATACTGTTGCTACACCTGTTATCAGAACTCGTGCAAACATGAAAGTAGGATTTACTCACGTTAATGGTAATGAGATTGTATTCTACAACTCTGCATCTTAATTAACTAATTTATAAATCTAAGGGAGTGAAAGCTCCCTTTACTTAAAACTTATATTATGCCTTTAGGATGCGATGCCTTAGAAACGATAACAAAATCCTGTGACAACAACATAGGAGGAATTAGAAAAATATGGTTAAATGATCAAGAGAATATCACTACTAGCCCTGTTGTTGCAGTAAATGGGGAGGTAACTACATTAGTTGTATCTTTAGATTATACTGAATTTGAAATCAATAGAAACACAGGTAACTATACTGAGGATACTGCAGTAGATCTAATCAATGGATCTTCATTTGTAACTCAGACTATTACTTTAATGTTCAATAGAAGAGACAAAGATAAGTCAGAAGCTATCAATATACTAGCATCAGGTCAGAGATACCTAACTGCAATAGTATTAGATTCTAATGGCAAGTATTGGTTCTTTCAAGACCTACAATTAACTGCTACAGGTGAAGGATCAGGCACAGCTCGTGCGGATGGCAGTAAATATTCCGTTACACTTTTAGCGGAAGCAGACCATTTGGCGTGGGAAATTACTTCAGGTGCTGTAGCATCAGTTATTCCATAACCTTAACACCCTAATAATTAAAGCTCTGCATATTGTAGAGCTTTTTTTTTAAACATTTTTCTAGTCTGTTATAATATAGTTATATGATATACATTAAAAAAGATGAGGTCAATCAGATAATCCTTACCCTAACAGAGGTAAGTACACTGCCGAATCCTTATTATTTGTTTGTCTTTCAGAATGAAATGGACAAACTTTCTGCACCTATTACATTCTACACTCCTGATAGCTCAGCTTATCCTGAAAGATTCAATCAGTTTTTATTGGATGAGCCTGTAGATTTGGAACTAATCAAAGGACAGTATACATATAGCATCTATGAGTCACATATCACACCTCCAACTATTGCTAACTCTACAGGAGTAGTGATTGAAGAGGGTAGGATGGTAGTAAGTGGACCAATAGTACAATCAATTTATGAGTAATTATGGCATTAAAAGACTTTTTTAAAACAGTAAAACACGAAATAGTAGAGGGATATCAATCATTCTCTACTCCATTCCTTAAAGTAGGAGGTGCTAATTTAACTCTACCATATGTAAATGGTAGGAATCAGACTAATGGCTATATTCCATTTGGGCAGGATAACCTATTCCCTGAGCTACTCAATCAGATATTCTACTCATCACCATTACATGGTTCAATAGTGGGGTATAAAGTGAATGCAGCTGTAGGTGGTGGATTTAATATAGTAGCTGATAGACTTACTCCTCAAGATAAGCTAGAGCTATATACATTAGAAAGAAAATTAAACATAAAAAAGGTAGTTCCTGCAGTAACTCAGCAACTAATACTGCACAATAGAGTTTATTTCAAGCTATGCTTTGATGATAAGATGAAGCTGACTAAGATAGTTAATCTATCACCTGAGAAACTTAGAATAAACTTAGACAGAAAGAGATACTATATTTGTGATGATTGGTCTAGTAGGATTGGAGTCCAGGAGATAAGGAGATATACTCCTACCTCTAGAGATTATGAGCAACTATTCGTGTATGAGGTAGAATGTATTGGGCAGGATTTCTATCCATTACCTCAGTACACCTCAGCTCTAAACTTTGCATTCTTATCAGGTGAACTTAGCTACTTTGCTAAAAGCAATATCCAAAATTCAGTATTTCCATCCTTTGCTATGATGTTTCCTAAAAGACCTCAGTCTGAGGAGGAGAAGAACATGATAAGAAATACTATTGATAGATTGAAAGGTGCTGCCAATGCAGGTAAAGCTGTGGCATTCTTTGCTAATTCACAGGACCAACTGCCAAAGATAGAGTCACTACCTACTAATGGTAATGATAGTCTCTTTCAAGAGGCATCACAGCTGAACACTGAGCAGATATGTTTCTCTCACACCATTGATCCTATACTTATGGGTATTCGTACTACAGGCTCACTAGGTAATGGCTCAGATATTAAGCAGGCATACATCATATTTGAGAAAAATGTAGTTATGCCATTGAGAGATATGGTATCTGACATCTTTAATGAGCTACTATTCATAGCTAAGATAGATGCAGATTTCACTATCAATAACTATCAAATTATAAATGAGGCAATAGTAGAACTTGAGGGAGATACATCTAAGACTAATGATGCTTTGAATAGTTTATCTCCATTAGTAGCTACTAAAGTACTTGAGACTATGACTGAGAATGAGATTAGAGCCTTAGCATCACTACCTCCTGTACCTGGAGGGGATAAAAGCAAATCACAAATTGCACAAACACCTATAATATAATGCTATACTTTATAACAGAAACATATCTAAAGAATAACACACCCATCACAGCTAATGTAGATGTCAACAATGTTACTCCTTACTTAGCTACTCAAGCTCAGCTTAGAATCATGCCTATCTTAGGCACTACATTCTATAATGACTTGCTAACTAAGTACAATAATCAGACATTAGATCCGGATGAGGAGGTGCTAGTTACATTCATACAGCCTATTATAGCATGGAGAGCTGCAGAAGATGCTGTATTTGGTCTATCATTACAGCTAAAGAATAAAGGATTGCAGACTCAATTTGGAGATAACAGCTCATCTGTAGATAGAGGTACTATAGCATTCAGTATGGAACACTATGCACAAAAGGCTGCGTTTTTTGAGCAGAGATTGATTAGATATTTACTTAAAAACAGAGCTTTGTATCCAATATTCACAGGTACAACTAACAGAGATACTGACCTTAGACCTATGATAGATGGATGTGGATGTCTATCTAATGGCTTGCTAGAATGTACAGGATTATGTGGAGGTTCAGGTAACAATGGTTACAATAATTCAATCCTAATACTATGAAGCACTCAGGAGTCTTATCTATAATAGTATTCAGTTTAGGATACTTAACAGGCATATCATTACTATTTGAGCCTGCTATACATCTTAAGCTAATGGGAGGTAGTATAATAGGCTACCTTAGTTTTATTCTAGCATTACAACAAGAAAAGCGTGAAGATGAAGAGGGGGAGGAATACGAATGAAAGCACAACTATCACTATTACTAATATCAATTCAATCAGAACTATTGACACTTATCTCTATATGCTTTGCATTCTTTTTACCAATAAGTGGAATACTGCTGATGATAGGAGTATTAATATGCATTGATACTATTACAGGTATTTGGAAAGCTAAAAAGTTAGGGGATAAAATAACTAGCAGAAAGCTCTCATCTATAATCAGCAAGTTAGCACTCTATGAAGTTACTGTGATTATGTTCTTTTTGATAGATAGATTCATACTAAATGATATCATTTTGACATTCTTTAGTATACCATTTATGCTCACCAAAATTGTAGCTCTAGTATTATCTAGTATTGAGGTGATGTCTATCAATGAGAATTATAAAGTAGTCAAAGGCATAGACCTATGGCAATCAATGAAGTTATTATTTGCTAGAGCTAAGGAAGTTAAAGAGGACCTAAACAAACTAAAATGACTAGATGGGAACTTACATCTAAATACGGTACAGCTAATGTAACAGGTGCAGGTTACTTAGTAAAGATTAAGCTACCATATCCAATGAGAATAGCTTGGGACTTAGACAGCTCAGTCAATTCTATGATGTGCCATAAGTTAGTAGCTGATAATTTTTCTGCTGTATTCAATGAGCTTCTAGCTACCTATGGATACGATAAGATAAAAGAGTTAGGGATTGATTTATTCGGTGGGTGTTTTAACTATAGAAAGATGAGGGGAGGTACAGCACTATCTATGCACTCATGGGGGATAGCAATAGACTTAGATCCTGCTAGAAATCTTCTCAAAGAATCATCGAAAACTGCAAGATTTGCAAGACCTGAGTATAAGGCAATGATAGATATATTCTATAAGCATGGGTTTATATCTTTAGGCAGAGAGAAAAACTACGATTGGATGCACTTTGAAATAAAAGAATGATGAGATACTTAGCTATAATCTTACTACTCAGCAGCTGCTCTGCACAATACCATCTTAATAAAGCAATTAAGAAAGGATATAAATGTGAAGAGACAGGAGATACTATAAGAATAACAACTTTAGATTCCATACCTGTTATCATTCATGATAGCATAGTATGGGAGAAGTTTATAACTACTAAAGATACCATCATTAAGTATAAATCAGTCTATGTGCCTAAGACTAGACTAGATAAAAGAATAGAATATAGACTAAAGGTCAAAACTATCTACAAAGATAGGATAGTTCAGAAAGCACAGGCTAAAGCCACAAGACCTAGAACTAGAGGCAATCTTAACCTGTTATTTGTAGGGGTAGGCATAGGCTTACTGCTATCATATCTCTTTAAATTTGCGAGGGATAAATATTTATGGTAAGAAAAAGACTGTTTTTTGACATTGAGACATCATTCAATGTTGGTATATTTTGGCGATCAGGATATAACCTCACTATCAATCCAGGTGACATCATTCATGAGAGAGCAATCATCTGCATCTGCTATAAATGGGAGTCAGAGGATGATGTACAATTCCTAACTTGGGATAAAAAGCAGTCTGATAAGGCAATGATAAAAGCATTCCTTAAAGTTATGGCTCAGGCAGATGAAATTGTGGCTCATAATGGTGACCGTTTTGACCTCAAATGGTTGCGTACAAGAGCTTTATTACATGGTATTGATGTTATGCCCTCACCTAAAACTATAGATACGCTTAAATGGGCTAAAAGATACTTTAATTTTAACTCAAATAAACTAGACTATATAGCTAAGTATTTAGGAGTAGGTCAAAAGATGGATACAGGAGGACTTGACCTGTGGAAAGATA